CGCTAAATTACAAAACGAAGCTAAGCTTAATGAAGCTAAGATTATCAAAATGGAAGCAGAAGCAGCTAAAGCATTTGAGGAAGCTGGTGGTGTTACAGCAGGTCATAACATTGCTATGTTACAAACTCAATTAGGTGCTGCTAAAGCTCACCAAGATGGTGTCTTAAGATCTATAGATATGTTAATGAAAGCAACCGAGGGAGCAGTAGAGTATGATAATAACGCAGCAGGAGTTCTTGGATTGGGTGGAACATCCAGTAACCAAGGCACTGAAGAAGTCCCTACACAATGATAGGGAATATCTCAAAGAAATGATTGTTCGCGGTAACGTGGATAATGAGGAAGAAGTAAAAGGTAGATGTAATGCAGTTTTAAATATCCTTAATATTACATATGAGGATTTAACAGAGGGAGCAAGAGAAGATGCAAAATACTAGTGGAATTCATCCAAAGGGTCATAGAGTTTTAATACTCCCAGATCCAGTGGAAGAAGTAACACAAAGCGGTATTATTTTGTCAGTTGGTGAAAATAGAGATAGGGAAAGACTAGCACAACTAAAAGGTACTATTGTCGAACTAGGCAATACTGCATGGTTAGACCAACCAAGCCCCTGGGCAAACGAAGGTGATCATGTAATCTTTGGTAAGTATTCTGGTTTAATCTATCAGGGTGCCGATGACAAAGAGTATCGTATCATTAATGATTTAGATGTTGTAGCATTAGTCGACTAGGAGAAAACATGTCAGAAGAAAATCAGGAAGAACAGAAACAAGAAACAAGTACAGATCAAGAGGCACAGGCAGTTAATGAACAAACTCAAAAAGAAGCCCGTATATTTGGTTGGGTTCCTAAAGAAGAGTTTAGAGGTTCTGAAGATGACTGGGTTGATGCAGACGTATTTGTAAAACGAGGTAAGGAAATTAATCCTATTCTCCGTAAGAACAATGAATTACTTATGAAGAAACTGGATGAAAAAGCCAAAGAAATTGATAGCATAAAAGCATCCGTTGAGGAGTTTAAAAAGTTCCAAAAGGAATCATTTGAACGTAAGACTGCTGAGTATGATGTACAAATTGCTCAGTTAAAGTCACAAAAACGTGAAGCTATTGCAGAAGGAAACGGTGATCTAGTTGTTGATATTGACGATCAACTTGATTCACTAAAGGAAGCACAGCGTGAGGCTAAGGAAGCTAGTAAAGCTAAACCAGAGCCAGAACAACCTGCTCAAGTAAGTATTCCAGATGATCCAGAATTACAAAGTTGGTTAAATAAAAACAATTGGTTTGGTAATGATATTGAAATGACTGAACTAGCTAACACTTTAGGATCTTCTGTAAGAAAACAATTTCCTCACCTTGCTAGTCGTGCCTTTTTAGAAAAGCTTGATGATAAGATTCGAGAGTACATGCCCAGTAAGTTCTTAGGTAATAAGGCTAAGGGTAGTGCAGTAGATTCCTCAGGTAGTGTTCGAGGATCAGGATCTTCTGGTAAAAAATCTTATGACAATTTACCTGATGATGCAAAACAAGCGTGTGATCGATTCATTAAACAAGGATGGATCAAATCTAAACAAGAATACATTGACAGTTACGACTGGACTTAAGGAGAAAAATTATGGCTAAAGCATTAACAATTGAAGAGAAAAAAGAACAGGCACTTACTAGAACTACCACAGAGCGTCCTTCACGTGAACGTCAAAGGAACTTATTTAATGGTACCCAAGTTAAGTTAACTGTAAATCATCAAATCCCTGGATACCACCTACACATCTTTAATGATGAACCAGGTAGAGTCCAGACCGCACTTGATGGAGGATGGGAGTTTGTCAGTCCTGATGAAGTGGGCGGTGTTAAAGATAGTGTAACGTCTGGTAATACAGACCTAGGAGATAAGGTAAGATACCTCGTTGGTACAAGTGAGAAAGGCGATGGTCTTTATGGCTACTTGTTGAAGATTAAACAAGATTGGTTTGATGAAGATCAAGCAGAGTTACAAAAACGAAATGATCGAGTAGATGCTGCAATCCGTGGTGGTGTAAACGTTAAGGACGGTACAAGTTCTGATGGTTTTTATACTCCTAAGGGTGGCATTAACTACAAAACATAAACTTAATTTCTAAAAGGAAATAAAAATGGCTAACGCAAATACCCCTCGTGGACTTAGCCCAGTAGGTACAATTACTGGTGCTCCGTTTAACGAACAGGGTCGCCTTTACGCTATCGCTAACGACGCTTCTAACACTTACGCTATTGGCGACATTGTTAAAGTTGCTGGTTCAAGCGATGCAAATGGTGTACCTTTTGTTTCAAAAGCGCTTACTACTGATACACCTGTTGGTGTTATTGTTGGTTTCCGCGTAGCAGATGCAGGTGTATCTCTTGTAGGTACTACTTTGGCTTTAAATACAATTTACTTACCACTTAATTCTGGTCTTCGCTATGCATTTGTAGTGGATGATCCATCAATTATTATGCAAGTAACAGGTAATGCTACTGGTGTGGCTGTTGCTGATGTATTTAAGAATGCTGGTTTAACTATTACAGCTAACCAAACATCTCTTGCTATGTCTGCTCCACAATCAAGCACAGTATTGAATGCTGCTTCATTCTTAGCTATTGCGTCTTCTGGCTCATTAGCTTTACCATTACAAATCATTGGTCTAGTTCAAGCAGTTAATAATGAACCTGGTGCCTATGCTCAAGCTTTGGTAAAATGGAACAAGCATCAATTCCTCAACCCAGTTGGCACGGCTTAATAAGGAGAATATAACATGGCTGGTATTATAACAACCGCTTCACATCCGAAGGCCCTCTGGCCTGGGATTAAAGCATTCTGGGGTCAAGTCTACGACGAACATAAAGAAGAATATTCTGAATTGTTTGACAGTGACACATCCTCAATGAACTATGAAGAAGATGTTCAACTTACAGGTTTTGGTTTAGCTCCAGTTAAATCCGAAGGTTCTGGTGTTGCATACGATTCAGAACTTCAAGGTTTCACAACACGATACACTCACGTTGCTTACGCACTTGGTTATATCGTAACAAAAGAAGAGTTAGATGACAACTTGTATGAACAAGTATCACGTCGTAGAGCTGCAGCATTAGCAATGTCTTTCCGTCAAACGAAAGAAAACGTTGGCGCTAACATCTACAATCGTGCATTTAACTCTACATACTTAGGTGGTGATGGTGTGTCTTTAGCTAATACAGCACATCCTAACACATCTGGTGGTACATTTGCTAATAAACCTTCAGTAGATGCAGATCTTTCTGAAGCGTCTTTAGAAGATGCGCTAACAGCAATTATGGGTTTCCAAAATGACCGTGGTCTTTTGATCAATGTTATGCCAAGAAGCTTAATTGTTGCTCGTCAAAACTTCTGGAATGCTAATCGTATTCTTAAGTCAGCGTACACACCAACAACAGCAAACAATGCAGTGAACGTTTTAGTAGCGACAAATGCTTTACCAGAAGGTATTGTAATGAATCACTATTTAACATCACCTAACGCATGGTTTGTTAGAACTAACATCCAAAACGGTCTCAAGTACTACTCACGTGTTGGTATTCAATTTGATCAAGACAATGATTTTGATACAATGAATGCTAAGGCTAAGGGTTACGAAAGATACTCATTTGGCTGGACAGACCCAAGAGCAATCTTCGGTGTTAACGGTCCTTAATTAGGACTTAATTAAAGGTAGAGGGGGCGAGTTAAAGTTCCCTCTAGTCTTTATTTTAGGAGTAAATATGTCATATCCAATAGAAGAAAAAAAAGGTAAACGCCCACCTGTCAAAAAGGGTAAATAATTTAGTGTTCTCTGATGACGCTTAGAGATAAGCGTTGTTATAACATACAACGTCAAAGGAGATTTTTATGTCAAATCCAACAAGATTGTCAAATGGTGTGTCTACAAATGATGCACAGTATTTAATGGGTAACTATCCGTTACCAAGTCCATTTACTACAAGTGGTTCACGTTCAAAAGGTGTTGCTCAGTATGCAAATGACTTTACAGAGTCAGTTGCAGAGTATACAGTTACTGGTACCTCATCTACATTTGCTTTAACAGATGGTAATGGTGGTTTAGGTTTAATTACCCCAGGTGCTGCTGCTACAGCTACAGCTGCTTATAAAACAGCATCTAATGTTGCTTTTGTTGCAGGTAATCAAGTATGGTTCTCAACAAGAATTAAAGCTTCAGCAGTATCAGGTACTAAAGCTTTTTATGTAGGTTTAAGAAATGGTTCAGCAACAACTAATGGTTTATGGTTTGCTAAAGCAGCATCTTCAACTTCAGTTAACTTAGTATCAACAGTAGCATCAACAGCTACTACATTAGTAACAGGTGTTGCTACTGCAGTTGATGATACATTCCTTGAACTAGGTTACTATTTTGATGGTGTAGATATATACGTGTACAATAATAATGTTGTTGTTGCTCGTGTTGAAGCTCCTGTTATTGGTACAAACATACCTAGTGTCAATTTAGGTCCAGTAATGCAAATTACACCGACAGCTACTGATACATTAACAGTTGATTATATTTCTGCTTCTGTAGAAGTTACACGATAATAGGAGGCCAATATGGCTAATTCAGTACAGATTCAAACACTAGTTGATAGTGAGCGTAATCTAGTTGTTAAATTAGTTGGTATCCTAGATACAAGTAACGTAAGTTTAGCAACCTTAATTGACCCAGCACTTGTTGCTGCGGTTAATGCTTCAGGGTTAAACTCACAACAACCTACTAAGGTAGCAATTAAAAAAGTAACTTACACTGTAGAAGATGGCTTAGCTGTCAACCTTTATTGGGATGCTACAACAGATGTACCTATCTGGAGGTTTGTAGGCAGAGGAAAAGTAATGGGAGAACAGATTGGTTTCTTACAAAATAATGCTGGTGCAGGGGTGACTGGTAAAGTTTTATATGATACCGATGGTTATTCTTCAGGCTCAGTATCATTCAGCTTATTAATTGAATGTATTAAACAATGGAGTTAATATGATTCCTTCTACCTCTAAAGTAAAACAAATGGAGATCTCTGCTATTATTACAAGAGCAGATGGAACTATTGAAAACCTTGGAACAATTCAATATTGGCACAAGAACCCACTTAAACGTATTATATGGAGAATTAAAAAATGGCTACACTATTAGTAAACACAGGTAAGGCTGTAGTTACAAATCGTATCAAAGGCTCAGGAACAGAACCTAGTTATGTTGCTTGGGGTACAGGAGCAGGTACTACTGCTGCTACTGATACAACATTATTTACAGAAGTTGGTACTAGAGTTTTAGGTACATCAACACAACAAACAACAACTACAACAAGTGATACATATCAAGTTGTAGGTACACAAACTGCAGGTGGTTCATTATCAATCACTAATGCTGGTTTGTTTGATGCTATTACAGTTGGTAATTTGTTTGTTAAAGGTGACTTCTCTACTATTAGCTTAACTTCTGGCGATAGTATTCAGTTTACAATTAAAGTACAATTTAGTTAACCTGATTAGGAGCCAATACTATGGCTATTAATCAAT